GGTCTGATTTAGATGTTTCAATGAGGACAGAAATCCCCTGGATCGAGTACTCAATATTCTCGACTTTTAAAGCCGCCACCTCGCTTCGTCTGAATGCTCCGTAAAACCACATCAAAAAGATGGCCTTGTCCCTCAGTCCTGCGAGTGAATTGTCCATAGACCCGACTAAACCGCTTAGCTCTGACTGTAATATCGGGGCCTTTTGAACTGTTCTTGATCCAAGATCTCTTCGTATTCCTGACATGCATGATCTTAGAAAATTATCTCTGTTATTGAAATTGTAACCAACTTCCTTTTTATAGTAGTATGATATACCGCATAAGTATGCGTTTATTGAAGAATACTTTAGACCTTTCTTGTCCGCTCTGTCTGATAAAAATTGTGCAACTAAAAACTCGGGAGACTCGTCCATCTCTTCACGAGTTAGGTTTAAATGGCACCATTTCTTAAACATCTTCCATGCGTTTTTATATGCCTTTATGGACGTTGGAGAGTGTGAGTTATTAATGTTCTTAATAACTAGGCTAGCATATCTACCAGCCTGTTTTGCAATATTATTCTTGTGGGTTATCATCAATGTTGTCATTTTCTTCCTCCTTTTCGTAATCTTCTAATATTTTCACCCCCATCTCTTCTGGATCAAAATCGGGGAGCATGTTCTCTAGGTTTTTTATCTGTTGTTGAAATGAACTCCAAGTTTGCTTCAGGTTAGAACAAATGAGGTGGCACGCAACCTGATCGTTTTCAGGTAAAAGACCCTCGTTAACAGCTTTTATTTGCAAATCGCTTAATACTTTTAATGTCAGTATCGACTCTACGAGAACTCCTGCATAGTTTTCAAGAGTTTTTATTTCCTTAAGCGTAGTGTATCTCATCTATGTCTCCCAAAGTTGTTATTACAAAATCTTCTACATCTTCTGGCATGTCAAATATCTCTACCTCCATGCCCGTCATCTTAAATGCACTCACCTGAGATAGTGTGAAATGCTTGGCTGCCCTTATTGGGTTGCAGGCAAATAATAATAGCTCTGAGAACTCGTCTTTAGGAGCAAACAGGTGGTATTGGTTTCTCTTAACGTGTTTAATTGATAATTTCATGACTTGCCCCATTCTTTCATTAATTGAGCAACATATTCGTCAATCTCGTCTCCGTCTTGTGGGTTTATCGACTTTTCCTCGTTAGCTTTAACCTTAATTTCTTCGAAATCTCCTTTAATTATAAAGTTAAACGTTATTTTTCCATTAACGTCTATCATACTAAATAATTCTGAAAGAAATTGATCACGAAAATCCTGGTAAGACATTATTGATAATTGTTTTTTCATTGAACCAAACATAACTTGAATATAAATTGTATTTATAGCACACATTGCATGCATCATTCCTTCCTTGGAAATAGGATAGGTTGATCCGTTCATTTCAAATACTTTTGAAAGTAGTTTAATTGCCTCCTCAGTTAATTCTTTGGATACGAATCTTACTGAATCAGCACATTTGTCCTCTTTTTTATCAGTCATTTTATAACTCCTGGTTGTCTCAAGATTGATAATATCTTCTTAAGAAGTCTTTGATTTTCTTTTATTTTCTCAATTTGGTGCAGTGCATACATTGCTACTCCCCACACTATTATCACTTGCCACCAATCCATTTTGTGCCTCCTTGTTTATTTTATAAGCTTTTTTGGGTGATGCTCTATCAAAGAACTTCTTAACAGATCTAAGATAAATACCATGGCATCATCATTTTCTCCTTCATGTACGCAAAAAGTAACGCAGAAAGCTTTTTGTATAAATGCCTCGGCAATAGCAAAAGGAAATTCCTCTTCAGTCTCATACTTTTTTAATAGATCTGTTAGATCGCTGTACGCTCTTTTTCCGCATTTTTCGTATTCCTCTTTAGTCATTTCATGCCTCTTTTATGTGTTGTTCTTGTTTCGATATCTCATCTTAACAGATTAGATCTTTTGTGTCAAAATAAAATAAATTAAAGAAATGTCTTGACAAGGTTTTTTAGCCCCTCTATAGATTGATGTTATAATTGCTGAGGGGGAAGGTCCCCTTTTCCCCACGCATAACAACAGCCAAGATCCGTGGCTTAGAGCGGACAATTTCTATTGAAAAAATCTACTACAACTACTAAGAAAAATACTAAGAAATTATTACTTCAAACGGGTGAAATTGCTACAAATCCTCACCCAGGTGTCCCTATTCCGCGTGAAAGTATTGTAGACCTTATCGAAAAAACTCATGGCACCGTCTCTCATATTGCTGCTACTTTAGGATGTACTCGCTATGCTATTCATAGACGTATCAAAAACGATGCAGACCTAGCACAACGACTAGAAGATGCTCGTGAACGTGCTAAAGATTATTTAGAGGATAACATGTGGAGTAGAGCCATTAAAGGGCAAGATACCACCCTGCAAATCTTCCTCGCTAAAACTCGTATGAAAGATCGCGGCTACTCTCAAAATGATAACTCCTCTGTAGCTCAGGATATCGCTCGCGCTGCTATTGAATTTGTGTTTAATAAAACCAAATCCCCAGTAAATCAGGATGATACTCTTGTTCCTGACAATCCAAAACTCTCATAAAATAAATACAACTACCCTATAAAATACATAATGAATTATCATAAGGCTATAACCAACTTAGGATAATATCATGGAATATAGGGAAGATCTAGAATTTAAAAAAATGAAAAACTTTTGGCCTATTTTAGCCAGTGTAGTTGTAATTATATCTATGCCTATTGTTATGAATTTTTATCCCCAATATAATAATATCATAGGATCTTTTGCGATTGGTCTTCTAATAGGGAAATGGCAACATTCAAGATATCTAGAAAACTCAAATGAAAATCTTCTGAAAGGTACTATTAGAACGGTATCCCACTTTTCTGGAATTGAATACCATATGAATAACTATTCAATGGATATATCAAAACTTGACCATAAATTTAATCATCTAAGCCTGACTATATCAGGTATTTTGTCAGAAATGAAAATACTAAATCGTTCAATTGATGAATTTGAGGAAGACGACGGATAAAGTATTCATTTGGATGTTATGCTACATTGCATTTCTTTTTCTGGTTTTGGTAACGGTTTATTTGGGACATGTAGTTCAGGATATTGAGAAAGTTAAATGCCTGCTGTCAGATGTTAAATTTTATGTGGTTGTCGTTCTCTTAACCTATTACTTTTTTGTATACAGTTGGTTCAACTGAACTTACTCATCTGTACTCCCATAACAACCAGTTGATACTCGTAGCTCTATCTTGAGTGTGGCAATATCAACGGAAATAGTCATAACATCTGCCAGGATTTTGTCTAACTTAAGTTCCATTTCTTTCAACACTATTTCTTTTATATCGTATGTCTTGTCACTCATCTAATAACTCTCCGTAGTTTACATTTAAAATCTTCGCTAACTTACCTAGATTGTATATGGTAGGTGTTACCTTGCCTCTCTCGTAGTTGGAAATTGAATTGATGCCCTGAAATGCTAACTCAGCTAACTTTTGCTGTGTAATGCCTCTAGCCTCCCTTGCAGCCTTTAACCTCTGTCCTAATGTTCTCATCAGAATATTTTAACGAAATGGAGTTTTATTATCAACTACCGATGTGCTACCAGTTGCTACCGATTCGGTAATTGAGAACAGTCAGGAATGCCGTAAGCTCAATCTGTGGCACCAAAAACTCCAAAGCTTTCTCAGGGGTGATTGTGTGCATTAGAAGTTTCTCCAGCTTTGTACGTTGTCGTCATAAAGTTTTAAATATGATGATTCATTCATGGGTCTACTTTTGCTAAATTGCCAGGTCTTCCAACTCCCACTATCCTTAGGCTTTTTTGCAGCTACAATAGTGCCGTCTCCTAACATGATCTCGCCTTCCCATTCACAAGATGGAATAGCTTTCTCAACATCAACCCAACCATCCTCATCTTCGAGTGGGTTACTCCTAACACGTCTACTGTACGGACAACGCTTGTCGTGTCGGCCTGGTGTGCAGTTAAGGGGTGGGTTAAACATATTTTCTTCTCCTAGTGTTGATAGTGCTGAAAAACGATTGAATTTTAGCTGTCCACTCTTGAGGTCAGGACATCTAATAATCTTGTTGAATAAAAGACTGTAGAATTTATCGCTCATTCACTACCAATATACAACATAAGCATTTAGCGCAACTAGGTTAAGTACAATCTTCTGGCTCAAACCTAACCTTGTCAGATAATTCTAATGCAGCAAGGATGTGCTCTTTAGTCAATACCTTTTTCGAAATACAATAGTGGAAAAATACAGTCACCGTCTGGAATACTTCGCGGGGTGTTACTTTGTGGTCAATGCCCCACTTTCCTACCATTTTAAGAAATGTGTTTATCTTAACATTTGTTTCGTCACTCATCTCACCAATCATCATTTCTATGTCATCCATTATGTTGCCTCTCCTTGTCCGTATTTTCGTGGCTGAAATGCTCTCTCTCGCTCTACTTTAAGTCCCATTGGTCCTCTGATCTGTTGAAGTTCGAAGAGATTGAAGTATCCCCACTCTTTTTCAAAACCTTCTACTAATCCAAAACACTCGCCAGTTTCAAAGTTGGCCTCGCATATGTACCATGTCCAATTTCCCCACGGGGTGAATAACTTCGTGTGTAGTATCTTCTCGCTCATCGATACATTTTCAGTTGATCCAAGTGATGGTGTTGTCTTCATCATGTGTTTAGTTACTATCTTCATCTTACCTCTCCTCTGTGCGTTTGTTCTAATCTTTTGTGTTTATGAAATAACGTAGGGCGACTTCTGGATCTGTTAATTGAATGTCTCCTAGTGCATCTGTCTCTTCCCATTGGCCACAACCCTCACACTTTATGCTCTCTGTGATATAGAAACATGACAAAACATCACGCTGTATCGGTGTCATCAAGTTATACCCGTCCTCATCGAAAAATACTCTGTATCGTCTGGCTTTGTGTACTCTTTCTGCTAAAACATTGTTCATCTTATCCTCCTGGTGCGTTTGTTATACTCATATTATATAATAAAAGGTGTTTGGTGTCAAGGGGTATCTCAGCCGTTGTATATATAAGGAGCATTGTGGTATCGGTTAGAGCATGGATGAAAATAAATGTGTCTGCGATATTGTGGATTGCGATTGTGCGTCACAACGTCTGAAACAACAACTAGACGAACAGTTCTATAAAGGAACTGAATGGGATCAAGATCGGGAAGAGTTGCACCTGAAAATGTGTGATGACGTGTTGCGTAAGTCTTGGAGGTAGCTGCTCGCCTTGTATATATAAGGGGTCAAGAAGGGAATAGATTCTCAATACATTTAATGGCTTTCCCGTAGGTTGTGAATACACCAAGCGGCCAGTGATTTCCGTTACTGATCATAGACACGTGGTATAAAGACAGAAGGTGTTTGAAGTGTTCCCCGATGATGTATACCTTGTCACCACGACCCGTGCTGATCCATAGGTCCTTCTCAGGGATGTACTTCATGTCTACCATGTCATTGTACTACATCATCAACGATTAATGCGCAATACGTACCCTGGTATATATTATGGAGGTGGACTGTTGATGAGAGGTGAGGTCACCTAGGTATGTGCCTGTTCCGCAGTATTACTACGTCTCCTAACAATGTGCATCCAAGTATTATCCACGGCCATGGCATGCCGTTCATAAATGCGCCTCCACACCATAGTAACCCAGCTATGATGCCTTCAATGTATAACCTCATGATCTTATGCTCCGTTGTTGTTTAGTCCAGTGTAGTGGATGTGAGGGTTTGTGTCACCACCTGTCACCCCTCGTGTCTCCCCCTCCGTTCAAATAAAGACTATACATTTGGAAGTGTGCAAGATCAACGAATGTTTTACACTCTATAATGAGCATTATCGAATGTGGTGACGAAAAAGTAGGGGTCCCAGACTAGTAATTGATATTTGAAAAGAAAAAAGGGGCGATCCTTAATTGGTACTGGTACTTGTGATTGTTCGCGGGAACCCCAACCCCAAGGACGGATCATTTTCAGAAAAATAAACTTTCATACATTACTTAGAGTAGTTTTTCAATGGTCCCATATCTATTTGTGTATTTTTATTTTCTTCTTCAATAACAACAGTAATATTTTCATTAAAAACATTTTTTTCAAATACTCTAGTTGTAAACAGCACCATCATCACAAGTTCTTTTAATACTGGATTTTCTTTAGAGTAGCTTATTTGGCTCATATCGGAGTAGACAGGATTTGTAGGATTTCCGAATCCCGCACATTTCACCCAAATTCTTACGTTTCCATTTTCAAGATCAGGAAGGTTGATTGGTCGTATTTTAAACATTCATTAAAAGATATCACTGCTTATGAGAAACGTCAACCCCAAGCGGACGTCACTTTAAGAAAAAGCAACTTCTTTACATAATAAGACCATAAAAGATATAGATTAGGATGCCTGGGAAGTATGTAATGAGGTTGTGTTTTTTTAGACATGGTCGCCCATATGGTCATTCTATTTCCTCGGCCCATTTCAGAGAAAATAAATTTCTTTACAAAAAATACCAGTAGTTATATGGGTTAAGATGTTTCGGGAGGGTTATCAGTTCTCGGTTTGTCATAATGGCACGATTACTGACCCTTCTCGGAGCCCAATTTTAACACCCCCAAAAAATTCTATCCATTTTTATCATAGTGAATCTCTTTACATGTAGATTTCACGTGTGATATATGTGTAGACATGAAGCCAAGAATTTCAAAGACATCTATTGCTGGCAGGAGTACACCGTTGCCTGAGCACGATCGTTATTTAGTGACGTATGGGGTATCAGAAAATACAAGCATAGAAGCATACATAGAATCGTTAAAAAAGAAGGATAGAATAGTGACAAATACATTTTTTGCAATGGCCGTTTTTCTAATTGTCACAGTATTTAGCATGAACATGTTTCCTGCTCTATTTGGGCTAGAGGACGACGATCATACTGACAATGGCCGAGGCATTGAAGACTTTGAAGAGCAGACAGGAGCCGAGGTGTATTGGGACGAGAACCTTGAGATGCAAGTTGATTGGCCTGATGATGAATGACGACAAGTCAAACCATAAACCATAAACCTCTATCTGGTGGCATGGTAAATTGTTTTCCATTTTCCGTAAAAAAAACATGTGCTGCATTTTTTAGAGGATAGACTTCTTCGTGACCTTCAATTCTGACAAAAAGTGTTTCTAGATATTCCATTGTACAAAAGTCTTCTAATAAATATTCCATACCTTTTCCGAACATCATTACAGCTCTTCTAGTTTTCCACCATGGCCTTTTGTTATTGACATGAAGCCACATGTTGAAAGAAAAAGACGTAACTTTTACTGTCACTATTGATGTTGGATTTGGTTCCATTTTCTAAAGATACCACAACTCATAAAATATTTCCCTATTAAATTTAGTTATATGATATTGCTAGAAGTGGGATGCGTATACGTGGTTAATATTCAGATGTGCACGTCTGTATATTCCTATTCAGCGCCTTGGCGACATTAAGCTTGGAACTGCCCGTGCTGTTGGAGTATATGCATCCCACCATTTAAATTAAGGGAAGGTTATGAGCAGTTATTGTTTTTGGTATTTTTGGATCTATTGCGGGTTTAAGATATTTTTGTCAGTTGTTTACATTTCTTATCCAAACAAGGAGATGAAATACACTACAACTCCAGGGGTTGTTTTTTGTAGCATTGTGGGTTCTATTTTATTTTTCTTAGCCTGTTTAAACATGACATGAGGTCAATGACCAAGAAGATGTATTGTAAAGTACGCGGAAAGTGCAAATTCTGCCGAGACAAAGATCAATATTGTGATTGTCTGATTGGAAGACATAGACAGTGGTTAACGCAAAAGAAATTTGGAATAATTAAAAAAGGAGAAGAAGATGATAGAATTTACTAGACAAGAAGTTGATTTTATAAGAGTTCATTTAGATATGTTAGAAGGACAATACGGTGATGGAAGCGTTAGTAGCTGTTTGAGAATGATTAACCAAGCTTTAGTTAAACATGATGCTAACCAAGCACATGAAGATGCACTTTTAGAGGCTGAAAAAGCTTGGGAATCACTTAAAGAGGCACACGAACGTGACGCTGTACTTTCTGAAGGCTTATGGGCACACTATTTCGCTGAATATGGTTCTACTCCACGTAGTTCTTACAATAAAATCCAACATCTTAGAGACATTATAGATCAAGGCAGAATTTCTGAAGATATAGAATGGGAAGTTAAGGACCAGATTGAGGACAGACTACAACCATTAGTTGATGACATAAGAGATATTAAGAAGCAACTTTCTGCCAAAAGTGATTCAACTGAATGGTATGAGTTGAAAGAAGCACTTCCTCTTTCTCATAGAAAAATTATTTTAAGAAAAAAGATGTGCACTCATGCTTTTATCCAAGTAGGAACTGAAGGAAATGTAGCGTTTATGTCTGGAAAATTTATACAAAGGTCTGCGTTTGGGAGTCATAGCATATGTGATGATTTTAACATTAATACAGATTGTCAATGGAGATACTACAATAAATAGTGATAGACGGACATAAGATATTCCAACTTCATGACACTCATGGATTGCCATTTGATTACATAATCGAATCGCTTAGAGACAGATGTCTTTCATTTGACGTAAAGGGCTGGATGAAAAGTGCGATAAGGGCCTCATGGTCTTATGAAAAGATCAAGAAATTTCTAATGTACCCTTTAGATCCTTGTGATATACAGATGGAATTAAGCATACTTGCTACGTATTTAATAGTTACAGAATAGGAATAGTCATGAGTAAATGGATTAGCGTCAAGGATGAAACACCAGAGGAGAAAGAGGTTTATCAAGGCGAGAAGAAGGGGAAAGACGACAATCTCCTCATCTACGGCGACAATCTTCGCAGGTGGGCTGGAAGGGAGGCGGGGGCTTTCAGTATTGTGAGATGGCGCCTTAAAAAGGCGTTCCTATCATCAACATGCATGGGTGCGCGCTCAGGGGTACAGAAATCATGGAAAAGGAAGGAAGAGTGAGGACAATTTTTATTGGGATTATATTATTATATGTACACGACTCTTATTGGCATAGAATCCCTGGTATTTCAGATAGAATGGAAGAGATTGTAAATGAGCACAGGCTTATTAAAGAGTCTTTAGACTCTGAAGTTGAAAAGGATTTAGAATGGAATGGATAGACATTAAAGAAAACCCTCCAAGCAAAGAAGGGAGATATCTTATTAAATTTATAACTCCAGAGGGAAAAGAGTCCACGTTTTTTGGAAAAAGTAAAGAGAGAATAACTCACGAGATTTTACCTTTTTATAAGAAAAGTATATTTGACAGGGGCACAGAAAATGAATTTATTTATAAACGTGTTCTTGGATTTCACTTTATTTTAAAAGAGGACGAGAGAGATGCTAAATATTATATATTTTTGGACGAAAAGTAAAAAATGGGAGAGCTTACTGACTTAGTATTTACCGTCCTTGGAAAGTTTGGAAGGGTATTAAATGTTCAAGGCAAGAAAATTTGCTTCCTCGTCTGGATGGTATGTCTGTCTTATTGGTGTTTCAGGAACCTGTCGCTAGGGCTTAAGGTCCAAACGATAGGGTGTGTGTTTAGCATGGGAATGCACATTTATGGTTACTTTAATTGGAAAAAGAAAGGAATAGGTAAATGAAGATGGGAAAAGAAGATTATAAATCATATTTTGTTGGAGAATACGTGAATTTTACAGAAGATGAAAGAGCGGAAGCAAATTCTTATTTAAATAGCTGGAAAAAGTTTTTTATGAGAAAGATTAATAAATCCGAGTATGAATATAGAATAGTTTCAGAAAAAATAATAGAAAACGATTATGAAGAGTTGGCAAAAACAAATCCATATGCTCATTTAAATCCAATAAGTCCACTTTGCATGTATAAAAAAACATTGGGAGTAAAAATGCGTATTAGAAGAGATTTTCCTGGAGATTTAACTCCTAGACTTCAAACGTCAGAAGATGTTTTAGATCAATATAGGTTGGATAAGTAAATGTCAAACGAAGATCACCTAGAGATAAAGGACTTCCCTAAGATTAAGAGTCCATTTGTGAGAAAGACCATAAATGGTCGTTATATCGTAACGCCTGAGATAGCCGAGGGATACGACTGGGTATTCGAGGGAAAAGGCGTTAGAGCTGTTGATAAGCTCCATGGCACCAACATATGTTGTACCTTCACTAAAGGTGAATTAGTAGCTGTAGACAATCGAGAGAACCGCATTCTCAAAAACCCATCTATTTCCACTGACTTGCATCCGCCACACGCTAGAATGCTGGAAGGCATCATATCCGCCATAGGGAAAGACTATATCCTCTCCAATATCACTGGGAAGGTCTACGGAGAGCTAATCGGACCAACTATGAATAAAAATCTTCATGGAGTTGAAAAACCTTTGTTTGTTCCTTTTGACTATCTGAAATCTAAGTGTCATTGGAAAAGTTACATTCGTGGGGACTATCCTAAAACTTATGATTCATTGAGGGAATGGTTCAAGGACTTGCCTTCTCTTTTTACGCAGAGAATAGGGAAGAAGAAGGTACAAGCTGAAGGTCTTATTTTTTACCACCCAACAAAGCCACTTATGGCTAAACTTAGAAGAGACATGTTTGATTGGTATGAGGAGGAATAAATGAGACAAGCTACTTTATCCCGAGGAGATTTAAAAACTGTGTGCTGGCTAGATGACAGCAAGAATAGGAAGTTAAAGGTTGGGATGATGGTTACTCTGAAGGAAGACGATTCGGAGTGGACAATTGATAAGATAAGTGATAGAGATGTCCCAAAAGACGAGATAAACACAGAAAGGCATTCGTGCCATTCATTGAGGAAAGTTAATGAAATACATTGAATTAATTGAAGAAGACCCAGAATAGTTAGGACTTAAAAAGATTTTGCCTTATAAGACGTATAACAAGATAGGGCACGTTTCTAAGTCACGTCTAGGAGAAGGAGATAGGCATATTGACCTTAGGAGTGAGGGACAGATCTTCAAGGATTTTACTGAGAAACAGTCCCTTCTCATTGTGCAGGAGAAAATGGACGGCTCTAATGTCTGTGTTGTCAGATGGAATAATGAAATTGTATGTCTTGGCAGAAGTGGTTTTGATTTAAAGTATTCTAATCAACAACAACATTTGCTGTTTCACAAATGGGTAATGAAAAGTATAGCTACTTTTGAACATCTATTAAGAAACGACGGGGATAGAATTGTAGGTGAGTGGTGCGCTCTGGCACATGGCACTATTTACAAGAACTTGCCTTCTATGTTTTTTGCTTTTGATTTTTTCGAAGGTCAAAATAGAGTGTGTTACCATGACTTTCTTCATAAAGTTCTTCCTTATAGATTTGAAATACCTAAACTTATCCATCTAGGTGGCAACCTTTCCTTACAAACGTTACTCAAGAGATTGTCCGATAAGTGTCCTTACGAAAATGAGGGGCTTGTTTTTAGATTAGAATTGAAAGGTGATTTAAAGGTTATCGCAAAATACATTCATGCTCATAAAGAAGACGGGAAGTATTTTAAAGAAGGCCAGGAGATATGGAATTATGAACGGACGTAGAGTGAAAATACTAAGAAAACTATTCAGGCAATTAAAAGACCAGTCTAAAAACAATTGGCGTAAGTTTAAGAGGTTTTATGTTTCAAAGAGGTGACAAAGTATCCGACTTTTTTGATCATAAAATGCTTAAGAAAATGGGAGAAATGTCTGCAAAAGAGAGAAGTGAATGTCCTGCATGCAGGATTGCAGACCTAATATTAGACAGTATAATAAGAGTTAGTGAAGCTTTTGACCCTATTAAAAATAAATTAGAATCTTATCCTGCCAGGATGGTTAGGGGAAAAGGAATTCGATATTTTAAGGATGACAAAGAATTTACTTTTCAAGAAATGATGTTAGACATAAGTGGAGAATAAAAAATGAAAATAGTTGAAGGAATCCTAGTGTGGGGAGAGCCAATGTCAGAGGCAGTAGCTCAAATGTTGGCCATAACTAAAAACGATACACCCCCTGTATTCACTGCATTGATGGCTGACCATCATATAGGTTACTCAGTGCCAGTAGGAGGCGTTGTAGCCTATGAAGGAGCCATTAACGTCAACGGGGTGGGCTTTGACATTGCTTGCGGTAATAAGGCTGTCAGGCTCGACGTGGACGCTGACGAAGTGAGAAAAAACATATATCGAAACATGAATGAAGTCCAAAAGTACATCAGCTTTGGAGTTGGGAGAACGAATAATGAGAAAGTGGATCACGACCTATTTTCTGACCCTAAATGGACAGACATCGAAGTTTTACGCAATCTCAAGGACAAGGCGGCGTCTCAGCTTGGAACAGTCGGTTCGGGAAACCACTACGTGGATATCTTTACAGATGAGCTTGATCGGGTTTGGGTTGGCGTTCATTTTGGGAGTCGTGGCCTGGGTCATAGTATATGCACTCATTTCGTAAAACAAGCAGGGGGAAAAGACGGAGTGCACGCAGAGTCAGTAATCCTCGATGAGAATTCAGATCTAGGAGAGCAGTACCTCAAGTGCATGGATATTGCAGGACAGTACGCATACGCAGGTAGAGACTGGGTGTGTCAGCGTGTGGCTAAGATTCTCCAGGGTGAAATTGTTGAGGAAATACATAATCATCATAATTTTGCATGGAAAGAAACTCATTTCGACAAAGATCTTTGGGTCGTACGAAAAGGGGCGACTCCAGCATTTCCAGGGCAAAAAGGTTTTGTTGGAAGCTCAATGGGAGAGCCGTCAGTCATAATTGAAGGCGTAGATTCACAAGAGTCAAAGTCAGCCCTTTACTCTACGATTCATGGTGCAGGTCGAGTCATGGGAAGAACGCAAGCCAAAGGGAAAATACACCGAAAAACGGGCATACGGATAAAACAGCCTATGGTGTGCAGAGCAGCTCATGATAAATGGATTGATTCAGCAGGCATTGAGCTAAGAGGCAGCGACCTTGATGAATCTCCGTTCGCTTATAAACGTATAGATGAAGTCTTAGCAGCTCATAAGGAAACGATCAAGATCCTTCATAGGCTAAAACCTATGGGTGTGTGCATGGCTTCTGCTAGAGAATACGATCCCTACAAGGACTAACTATAACTATTTGCAATTAAAGAAGAATTGTCTAATTGGTTCTGATCTACCTTTGTCTGTGGCTATTATAGTAAATGTGACATATTGTTCAGAATTATTTTCAAGTCCTTTTATGTGGTATACGAATGCTCGTGCACATTTCTGGATAATAGGATCGTACTGCTCAAGAGAAAATCTCCCCCCATTTGCAATAGGATAATGGGTTATAGTTCCCTTGTATGATATTGAAAGTCCAATGTTCATTATCAAAATATCATACTGAAATATGTTTTAAAAAACAAACTCTTTACAGGTTATCGACTAAATGATAAATCTTGTGAAAAGGAGTTTTTATGAAAAAAGACGAACAACTAGCGAATATATCAATAATGTGCTCGCTACTAATAATTTCTATTCTAATTGTAGGTTGGAAAATTTGCCTGTGCATTTTCTTTTTGATAACAGTAAGAGGAATCTATAAAGATGTTATGTACGATATGGCAACAAAGAAACGGAGAAAACGTCTACAGAAAGATTCTGAGTTAGGCACAAAAGAGAAATAAAGCACCAACTCCAGCCATCATACAAAGAAAAGAGGCTATAATAATTGTTGTGTACAGAATTTTTTTAAGGATTTTAAACATGTCTTCACGTTACAAAAATCACTTTAAACGGTCAACAAAACAATTAATAGGCTTTAGATGGACATATCGTATAACGGCTATTATGCCTGACTGTCGCTCAGGTGATTGGGGTTCGATTCCCCGTACGTCCGCTTATTAAGAGGGTATGGCAGAGCGGTTTATCCTCACAGAGAAAAAATAAAACCAAAAAGGAGAAGTATATGTATACAATTTTTTCAGATAATCATTGTTATAGAAATGGTGAGGAGGTGAAATATAAGAATGCGCATGAAACATTCCTATCATTAGAAGATCTTGAGAATTATATTAGATGTCATTATTCAGCAACATCAGAATTTACAGTCATTAGACATTCTGATGGAAAAGAAATAGATGTAAAAGTTATCTGCGAAGTTAAGGAAGATTAACATGTATCAATTATTTTATAAATCTGGTCAAATAGGTTGCTCAGATGTATTCTATAGATGCAGACTTTATTTAGATTTAGAAAGTCTTAAAAAATCACTTTTTAATGATTATTCAAACCCTGATGAAGTTAAAATATTTAAGATGTCAGAAGAAAATATGGTTAAAGTAGAAGTTGTTGTAAAAGATGTCTAAAAAAGGTTGCAAATCGTCGTTTCCAGTTCGATGATAATCCAGTAGACGGGCATAAAATGTCCGTCTTTTTCTTTGTGTAGATATTAAAATATATTAAATTCTTTGTCGTACTCTCCAAAGTAAAACTTCATCTTGTCCTTAACCGATGAACTGTTCTTATATGGCGAGTTACAAATAGTATCTTCTTGCACCTTTCCAAATGTAATCATATCTTCAAAACACTTCCACATGAAGAAAGTTTCGGTCTGATTAATTTTGTTTCTCTTAAGCATATTGCCTCCTGTTTGAAACTATTGTAACTCATCCATGGTTATTTTTTAACAACAATCTTGTCAAATAATTTCTTTAATGTTATTTAACTGAATAAGACACTATGACTATGGAAATTTCTCATACAACTGAAGATGCATGCCAATACCTACAAGATAGAAATTGGAGATTGAATAATCTTTATAAAATAAAAAACAAAAAAGGTATCGTTGTTGATTTTAAGTTAAACGAAACTCAACGGAAATTGTTAGCTAATCTTCATTATCTTAATATTATAGTTAAGGCTAGGCAGTTAGGATGTACTACTTTGTTCAGTTTGATATTCCTGGATTGTTGTCTATTCAATGATAATACTGCTGCGGCTATTGTGGCTGACTCACAACCAGTAGCTCAGGAAATATTTATAGACAAGGTTAAATTTGCCTACGACAACCTTCCTCAGTTTGTTAGAGATTCCGTCGTGGCTACCCGAGACAACGTAAATCAAATCAGATTCTCAAACGGATCTGTCTATAGAGTTTCAACGTCTCTTCGGGGAGGAACTCTTAATATGCTCCATGTGACCGAATTTGCTAAAATATGCCAGGAAGATCCATCTAAAGCAAACGAGATCATCTCCGGAGCTTTAAACACGGTAGAGGCAGGACAGTTCGTATGCATAGAATCGACTGCAAGGGGTAAAGAGGGACATTTCTACAATTTATGTAAACAAGCCCAAATAAAGAGAGATAGCGGAGAGTCTTTGGGAGTGCTTGATTGGAAGTTTTGGTTTTTCCCTTGGCAAGACGACCCCGTTTATTCAGTTAATTCAAAAAATGTCTTGATAACAAAAGAGATGGGAGATTATTTTGAAGTATTAGAGGGTAAAGATATTTTTTTAACTCTCGAACAAAAATGTTGGTACATAGGAAAGCATGCTATTCAAGGGGAATATATGAAGCGAGAATATCCTTCTTACCCTGAAGAAGCTTTCGAAGCGGCCAATGAAGGATTTTACTTTGTTAAGCAAATTACAGAAGCTCGTAAAGGAAAGCGTATCTGCTACTTGCCTTATGATGAGAATGCTAAAACGTACGTTAGCTGGGACATCGGAATCGAGGACGCATGCTCATTGTGGGTCTTCCAGCCCGTTGGCAAAGAAATCCACGTCATCGACTTCTACGAAAACTCGGACGAAGGTCTCTCACACTACGTCAACTGGCTCAAAAAAAGGCCGTACTTCTACGACGCTCACATCATGCCCCATGACGCGGCTGCCCGCGAAAAAGGTTCTGGCAAAAGCTTCGCGGACCTCGCGAGGAGCAAAGGGCTAAAGGTTCACGTTCTTGAGAAAGATTCAAATGAGCTATTTGGCATTGAGTGCCTAAGAACAACACTATCTCGAATGTTTTTCGATGAGACAAAATGCGCCAAAGGCATTAAATCTCTAGAGAACTTCCGAAAAGAGTGGAACGAGAAGTTGGGATGCTTCCGACAAAGAAGCTTGCACGACTGGGCATCACATGCATCTAAGTCTCTCATATACGCAGCAGAGGGATTGCAAAAGGTCGGCGGAACCGCAGGAATGACCGCTGAGCAATGGCAAAGACTAAGACAACAATGGGTCTAAAAAAATTTATCCTAACTATCAAGTAATTATTTTAAATGGCATATAATCTCCCTGAAAATTCCTCTATCGTTAGTGAGTTCGACCAATTCTATTTCAATGCGTATAGGACATGGGGAGTATGGCAATCAGAAGCCTACAAAGATTTACTATCCTATGCAGGGGACAATTGGACGGCTAAAGAGAAGCAAAAGCTCATTCAGCAAAATAGAATGGTTCTGGAGCTAAATAAGGTCAGGCGAGTAGTAAATCTTTATAGCGGATACGAGAGGGAGAACAGAACCTCCACCGTGGCTGGACCTGTAGAGGCATCCGACGAAATGACCGCAGACCTTCTCTCTGACGTCATGTACTACGTATACGAGAAGGGAAATGCTGACTACATAATCTCCGAAGCATTTGAACATGCTCTTAAAACTGGCCTCGCTATCATTGGAATATACTTTGATTACTCAAAAGATAAAGTAAATGGCGATATAAAGTTTTATTGGAAACCTTTTAACGCCATTTTGCTGGACCCTTATTTTACGAAAAGAGATTTAAGTGACTGCGACAAGGCCTCTACAAGAGAATATTTGTCTAAGTCAAGAGTAAAAGCTCTTCTTCCAGAGGTGTCACCTGAGGAAATAGATAACATACCTACTGGCATTAGAGACAACAAGTATCAATACTTAGGGCAGTATAATCAATACAACACTACATATGCTAAAGATCTATTAACTTATGATCAGTACTGGACAAGAGTAACTAAATTTCAAAAGTTCTTAATCGATGAAGAAACTGGATCTACTGAGGAATGGGAAGGAACCCGTCAGGAAGAAAAGGAACTACTAGAAACACTTAAATATGCCCCTCAACTAAAGCTCATACACTCTTCAAAAGAGAGCGTAGAATTACACATAATTGTGGGGGGCAGACTTTTATATAAAGGGCCTGACCCAACGGAACTTGACACGTACCCGTTTATACCTTTGTTAATTAGCTTTGAGCCGTTAATTAGCAGATTTGAATTAAAGATACAAGGAATAATTAGATCAGTTAGGGACGCACAAAGACAGTATAATAGAAGGCATTCTCAGATTATAGATTTGATGGAGTCTGTTTTAAACACAGGTTTTATTATAACAAACGGTTCTGTTCTTGACCCTTCAATGCTATATCAAGCTGGACAAGGCAAGCAGATCGTAATGAATGATGGCTATGATGTTAATTCAGACATCAGGCAATTGGCTCCTCCAAACATCCCTCCTGGGTACCTGCAATACCAAGACATTCTCGATCAAAACATCATGGAAATTCCTGGTGGTTCAGAAGAGCTTTTAGGTATCTCTAAGACAGGAGACAGCCAAACGTCTGGCAAGTTAGCAGAGGTTAGAGCATCTAACGGACTTAAAGGAAATAGAGGCGTATTTGATAATGTAGAACAGACTAAGAAATATCTTGGTGCATTAGTAATTGAAGCTATTCAGAAGAATTATAGTCCTGGAAAGATACACAGAATCACTAAGAAAGAACCAACTGAAGAGTTTTTCTCTGGTCAATTTGGTGAGTATGACAGTGTTATAAAACAAGCAATTAAAACAGTTACTCAAAGAGAAGCATACTACTACCAAATTTTACAATTAGCCGAAATGGGAGCACCTATACCTTGGTCTAAAATTCTTGAAGCGGCTCCGATTCAGGGTAAAGCAGAGCTTGTCCAGATGATTCAAGAGCAAGAGCAACAACAACAGCAACAACAACAAGCAGAACTAGAAGCAGCTCAGGTTGAAAAAGAAACCAAGCTTGCTGACATCGACCAAAACACTGCGCTAGCTCAAGAGCGTCGTGCTCGTGTCCTATCTGACATTGGTCTTGCAAGAGAAAGGATCTCTGAGAGCGAACAAAACTATGCTAAAGCGCTTCTCGATCAGGCCAAAACAGTAACCGAAATTAAAGACATCGACAACAGACGACTAATGGACGTTCTGACTATGGCAACTGAAGTTAAAAAAAGGTCCGAAGAAACCGCCGAAAGACAGCTTCTTCGTGACATGCAAAAGGGGGAAGCCCTGAAACCAAAACAACAATAGGAAAGATATGAAAAGAATGATGCCCTACATGAGCACATCTGGCGGCCAAGAAAATTCTGGCTACAAAGAACCAAGTGGTTCTGCTGGCAAGGAGGGAGTTGGTCAATATAGCACCAAATACAATCCTCGTCCTGTACCTAAAAAAGGCTCTCAGCTAATGGGTTCTGGAATGATGGGTTCTTATAGAAATCCAGACGCTCAGAAAGTCAGTGGCCTAGAAGAAGCTCAGGCTAAAAAAGAAAGTCTACGCGGACAGGCATGCTAGCACCAAGCGCCGAAACAAAGCGTAAGTTTCAAGAATCAAGAGAGGGGATTAAGTCTCACTTTAATGATCTTCTTGAAAAGATCTTGAACAAAAACAGTGCAATTGAAAAGTACTGGATTTTGGGAAAGACAAAAATAGAAAACAGCAATGGAGTTGAAGTAGTTCGTCCCTTCTTAGAGGCGTGCTGTGAGAAGCCAGGGCTTATCAAAGATTCCTTCGTCTATGAAGTAGATAACAAGCGAGGGGTGAAAACACTGCTCTGGGTCATGCATCCAGATGGAGAATTAGTTTTCCCAACATTACAAAAATCTATACGCGTCGCCAGCAATAAGGGCGCTTAACTTGTCGCCGAAGTATCGGGCGTAAACGGGAGTTTAAAAATGAAAAAAGAAGAAATCGAACCGCAAGAAGTTGTCCAAGATGTACCTGCCTCCGAGGAGCTAGATAACGAAATACCTCAAGAAGAAATTGTAGAAGATGAACCGAAAAAAATGGTTCCTCTCGCAGCCTTAGAAGCCGAAAGACGCAAGCGTCAAGAAGCAGAGAACATGCTGCAACAATCTAAATCACAGGTTCAGGAAGAGCAAGATGACTACGATCCAGATGATTACGTAGATAACAAAACATTGCATCAAATGATTGCCTTAGCAAAGCGCGAAAGCACTGAGCAAAGCTTCGTTGATAACAATCCTGAAGCAATTCGAGAGATAAACAACAAACTAGAACAAATTTTAGAAATACGACCACAACTAAAATCCTATATTGACAATGCCAATAATAGATATCGAACAGCATTCGAAGTTGTACAAGATCACGCTCATTTAATTGAGCCAAAATCACAACCTCAAAAAAGCAACGATGCTCAGCGAATAATTCGAAATTCTCAGAAGCCGAGATCTCCAGTAGAGAACGGTAAGTCAGAAAACCTGTCTAGAGGGGAATTTTTACGAAAAGTAGCTGGGACTAGCGATTGGGCAAAAGTTAGAGAGGATATGCGTAGTGGCCGTTAATTAGGAGAAAAATGGTTACAGGTATATCAACCACTGTAGACGTTGACCCGGAAGTCGGCCGCTACTTTGACAATGTTCTTTTGGACAGGCACCAGCCTTATTTCGTCCACATGCTTTTTGGGCAACAAAGACGAATTCCACAGAAGAACTCTAAGACGGCTATCTTCCGTCGTTTCGACAATCTTTCTGATTCATTGACGCCCCTCGAAGAGGGCGTCGCTCCGAGTTCAGAAAAGATCAGCAAACTAGACATCACTGCTGTCGTATCCCAATACGGAAAAGTAGTTTCATTAACCGATGATATTGTTATCACCGTACAGGATTCGACAAGTAACGAGACTGCGGACATTTTAGCTCAGAACGCAAATAGTACTTACGATAAAATTGTTCGTAATATGCTAAATAGCACAGCAACACAAATCGATTGTGTTAACGGTTCTAATGGTAATGCTATTACAGACATTTCTATTATAGATTTTGAGATCGCTCTTGACTATATAGAAACACAAAACGGCAAAAAAATGACTCCCGTAGTTCAACCAGCTCCCAATTTTGGAACAGCTCCAGTTTGGGCAGCTTACTGGATGATAATTAACACTGCATTAAGAAGCGATATTAAAGGTCTTAGTACATTCTTACCAGTAGCTTCTTATTCACAAGAAGGCTCAGTGCTTCAGTCTGAATTGGGGTCAATTGATGAAATCAGAGTTGTCAGAACCTCCGAGGGTTTTGTCGACACTACTGTATCACCTGCCGTCTATAGCAATTTTCTACTTGCAGCTAATGCATATGGAACTCTTTCTATTGATGACCAGTCAATGCAGATGATAATTAAACCACTAGGAGAAAGTGGCTACGATCCGCTTAATCAAAAACAAACTATGGGTTGGAAGGGACGTTTTGCCGCCTCTTTGCTCGATGATAGTTGGGCTGCGAATGTCCGAAGCACAAAAGGTTAAGGAGAAATTATGACTGCACCAATTGGAACATCAGAAAACAGATTTACTGGGATTAGTCAACTATCCTCAGTAACTAATACATACGGCGCCTATTTAACATCAGCTGGCGTTGCATACACCTTGGTACTGCCCTTTCAGGCCGATAAGCTTGAATGGTTCAATTATACTAAGTACGGAACAGATACAAATAACCTTCAAGGCGTTTGGTTCAGGGACTTTCCCGCTGGTGATTCATTAATCATCAATAGAGCGACAACTACCCTTACATCAACACTTGAAGCTACTAATGGCGTAACAGTGGCAAACACCACTGGAGGCTTCGCTGCCACACAAGTAACAATTACTGGTATTACTACAGCAACTCCTGCCGTAGTAACTGCAACTGCTCACGGACTTAGTAATAATTCTAGAATTATCATAAGTCAGGTAGTTGGTACAATGGCAGCTGAAATCAATAATAAAGAATATGTAGTTCAGGTTTTAACTGTAAACACATTCGCGTTGTATGACGTACATGGAGTGGCTATCACTACCGTTGGGGCTTATACCTCTGGTGGTCAGCTAAACAAAACTGGTCCTACTCTAGGAACAGAAAACATTCCACTTCAGTATCAATTGACACTAGGAACAGCAGTAATTGGCGCAGATGGTGATAAAATTCAACTTATCGCTACTCAGTTCAATAACTATGTAAATCTAGGCGACATTACCTAATAAACAGGGGAACTTCGGTTCCCCAATTTTATCTAATAAAAGGAAAATATGACTACACTAAAACCAAAAGAAAAAAAGGCATTTGATTTTGATACCTTTGAGTTTAAAACTCTCGAAGATTTTAAAACCTACAACGATTATGCAAGAAACTTTAATCGTAACGTAGATGATAAAAAGAAAATTAAAATTAAAGTTCCAGACGAATCTTTCTATAAAAAAATAAAAGTAAAATTTCAAAGATTCGACCAGCCTCACAACGTGCTTAAGATCTTTTTGAGAAATGCAGACATTCATTGGGAAGGCCAATTAAAACCTTCTAAAGTTTACAATCTGCCCTTACCCGTAATTAAGTTTATAAACAGCCTGTCTATACCTATCTACAAAGAAGTGGATGTTATTGATGATGGTGAAACTCTAAAAGAAACGAAGCAAGTTGGTGAAGAAAACCGATTCTCATGTTTCATGACCGAGATGGTAGCCTAAGATGGCTAAGTCTGCAACCGATGCTATAAACGCTCTTAGAAACGTAACAGGAAGGGTAGATGAATCTGACCCTTTGTATACCAATACGGTAATGCTTACTTTTCTTAATGATTTTATTTCTCAAGAAGCAACATCGGACGTAAGACTTTTTAAAAACTATACTTGGTACGAATTTAATATTGATACTACTACTGCTGATCCATATCCAGTAGATTTACAAGATTTGTCTTTATCTACTATCGGACCTCCAGCATATGTGCAATACCTAACAGATCCTACTAATGGATCATTTGAAATGTTTTGGTATCAAGATCCTACGCAATTCTTTGCGATATGGCCAGAGAATGGCAATAATTATTCACCCCAACGGCCTACACATGTTCTTTACTACAATAACGAACTAATTTTTAGGAGTCCTCCAGATCAGCAGTACCATATCAAGATTAAAGCTTACCAAGAAGAGTTACAAATAAATGCAGAGGGTAATATTCCCGTAGATTACTTATTTAGATACGTTGTTTATGGGGCTGCATTAAACATATTTAGTGATGCAGGAGAGCTAGATAAGTACGCAGAGATATTCCCTGTGTTCAAACGTCACCGTGCTCTTGTGTATGCACGCACATACTCTCAATACGAAAATCAACGCTCTAATCCAGACTTTTAAATGGCACGAAAAAACTTCAGATCACAAAAACCCGACAAAATGAGAACAGTAAAACTTTTCTATGACACAGGGGGAGATGAATGTGAAGGTGAATTCGTAGAGATTGAAGGCAGCCTGGCTGTAAATGTAGGTCCAACTCACGAGACAGCAACTAGCTGGGAATACAGAAATCCTAATGAGATAGGTCAATGGGATGACATGCCTCGTAGGACTGGTACAAAAATAAGTTCCCAACACAGATGTTTATTTGGTTTAACTAATTAAAGATAAGGTTTAATACATGTCATATAATCAAAACGTACCTAATTCTGGTGAATCTCCAGGGTTGTTTCCTAATCAAGGAAGTACAAACTTTACCAGAGCCAAGGCCGTCATAAATGCAGAACATGTCTTCAATGACACCGCGGCTGCGGATGATGGTGTTCACAGGCAGATGACTACAGTAGACAGAGCGGACCCTGTTTCGTTGCCAGCTGGGACTAACTATATGTACTATTCCTCTGACGGCAATGGGAAGATGTATGACGGGACTAACTCTTACTTCGTTCCTCAAATGCTAGCTTCTGTTGCGTTTGACAATACAGGAACTATTCTATCGTCTATAAACATTGCTTCAGTAGTCAGGAATGGAGTAGGGCAATTTACAATTACTCTTACAGATGCATTACCAGATTTAAACGGAGTTACGTCTTACAATGCTTTAGGACCTTCTACAATAAGTTATTTGCAATCTGCAACTACAACTGTTTTTATAATGAGATTTACTCGTAGTGGAAACCTTGCTGATCCAGACAAGGGATATCTGAGAATATTTAACGGATAATGAGTTACCAACCATACCTAATCGCTAATATCGGTACGGCACTAGATAAGGGCCTACAGCCGTGGCTTGTCCCTGATGACGCCCAAGACACTCTTTTCGATGGCTATGCCTATAAAGGGGTCTTAAACAAGCGTGACGGGTACAATCCTCTGTGTAACGGACTGCGAGGAGGCCAGCCTTACTGCGAGTCTAGGATGATTGGCCATATCAGCGGAGAGCCTGCTCAAGACAGCGGAAGTTCTTTAGTTAAAGGCGATGGGACAACGGGACCTTATTCGTTTAGAATGCAAAATTTACCCGTAAGACGAGGGACGGTCTCAATAACCGCAGCAGCTCAAACGGTGGTAGATAATGGTCTAGGCGTTCTTTCTGGAGATGGAACAGGAACAATTAATTATACCACAGGGGACGTAGTAGTAACCTTCACTGCTACTGTTGCAATTGGAGTGCAGATCTTTATAGCATACGATTACCATTCTGGTGATCCAGTAATGGGAGCAATGCAATTTGTAGCCGCTGACAACTCCAAGGTGTTGCTAATAGCTGATACAAAAAGGATAGCAGCTCTTAATCTATCTACAAATATTTTAGAGTCTATTAATTTAACATTAACTATTAATGCAATAACACAAGCTTCCCCTGGAGTAATAACCACATCTGCGCCCCATAATCTTAGCACTGGAGGCACTCTTTTCATATACGGTGTTCTAGGGATGGATGAGGTAAACAACAATGAATATACCATTACGGTTCTCACAGCAACGACCTTTAGCATTGGAGTAGATACCACAGCATTTACCGCCTATACCTCTGTAGGAACTGCTGAATTAATATATAGTGGAGCGAAGGCTAACTTCTGGTCTTGGCTAAACTACCAGGATAAAGATGGAAATCCAAGAATACTTTTCTCTAATAACCAGGATGAAATACAGTACTACGCTCCTCACCTATCGAATGCAGTAGGAAATTACGTTCACTATCCCACAGCTGCTGCTCCTGAATTTTTCATGTTCCAAGATGACGGCTCCACTGCAATAACGTCTATCAAGTGTGCTCAAATGAAAGAGAATAAAGACAGACTCATTCTACAAAGAACCACCGAGAACTTAATTGTTAAACCAAAAAGACTTCGCATATCAGGAACTGGATCTTCTTCTGACGATTTTCGAATAGCGACTACGGGAGCAGGTTTTGTAGACATATCGTCTGAGGGGTGGATCTCTGGTTCTGCATTCAACAAAGACGACATGATCGTTCTTACAGAAGAAGCATTGTGGATCTTAAAATACACTAATAATGATGTAGTCCCATTCACTATAGATCGTCTCGATTCAACACGAGGATCAAATGCTACTTTTGGAGTTATTACATATCTAAATCGCACGAGTGCTCTTTCCCGTCGCGGGATGATAATGACAGACGGCTACAGTGTCGAGCGAATGGATGATAAAATTCCTGAGTTCACAATAAATGAGATAGATCCTCAAAACTTTGAACTGTGTTTTGCTGGGACAGTCGATGAAAAAAGAGACCACTATTTACTATACCCAACACCAGGACAAGCAACAGGAAATGAAAAATCTCAAAGAATACTGGTCACTAATTACGAAGAAGACAACTTTAATATTTCTAGAATTGCATTATCGTGCCTTGGCAGGTATGAGCAACCATTTGGAGTTATTTGGTCTGATCTTCTTGTTTATGATAATTGGGCTGACTTTGCCGCTCAGTACGGCGATTGGAACAGTTTTCCATACTCTAAAGGAACTCCTTTTACCGTAGGTGGCGGCCACGATGGTGAAGTTTGGAGAATGTCTGTTACTCAGCTAGAGGACAACCCACAGAGAATCAGAAATATTACAGTAATTGATTCTAATACTTTAGAAATCACAACTGACTTCAACAACTTCTCTTTGAATTCTCTGGATGCTGAATTGGGAGTGGATGTGATCTACCTGTCTGGAATTTCGGGAATGGTAGAGGCAAACAACAAACAGTATGCCATCATATCATTAACTGATAGATACACATTTAGAGTCAAAGTGCCCTCGACTGTTGGGTTCTCAGCATACACTAGCGGAGGATGCGCATTAAGAGTAATCCCGTTTGTTGCCAAGTTCAAGAAATTCAACCCGTTTGTAACCCAAGACAAGAAGGTCCGATGTGGTTGGATATATTTCTACCTGTCGACAACTAATACTTCTCTCACCAGAAACATAGGCATTTCAAATGCTACTCAAGCTACTACGTGCGTTATTACTACAAATGTTAACCACAATCTAACAAGCACAAATATTGTAAACATTTTCTCCGTTGGTGGCATGACCGAGATTAATGGAAATGAATATCCTATCACTGTGTTAACACCAAATACATTTGCACTCGACAATGTAGACTCTACAGCCTTCGCAGCATACACATCTGGTGGTTATGCGGCTGTTGGTGAAAACGCTACAATTGAAGTTGATATCATAACAAATGATAAAGAAGAAGGAATTCAACTTAACAAACAGCTTCAAGTTAATTGCACAAACTTACCTTCAGAAGAAGGTATCAAGAAATGGTACAAAGTCTACGTCAATCAAGTAGGCAGATTTATTCAATTCAGGTTACGAAACAAACAGGCAGGGGCACAAATCCAAGTGCACGCAATCATGCCAGGGTTTCAGCCTGTCGGACGACTTTTATAGGAAACTAATATGGCATATAATTTTGGACAAGCGGCAAGCGGAGCTATGACAGGCGCAGGTATAGGGTCTACAATTGCACCAGGAATTGGCACGGCTATCGGTGCTGGCGTCGGTGGGTTAGCAGGTCTTTTTGGTGGCGGATCAAATCGTCAAAAAGGTCCTAACAGAGTTAGTCTATTTGACCCCCAACAGCAAGAATTGTACAACCAATACCAACAAGGCGTACAAGGACAGGGACCCCTATCTAATCTCTTCAATTTCGATGCAGACCAAGCAAATTCATCGTTCGATCAGAATGTTGCCAATCCAGCTCAAAGAAGTTACCGAGAAAACGTTGTGCCTCAAATTACAGGCCAATTCAGAGGCACAGGACTTGGCAATAGCACTTACGCAGGTGAAGCCCTTGCTAACTCTGGTCGTGACGTCACAGAGGCTCTAAACGCTCAGAGAGCGCAAATGATGTTTCAAGGCCAACAAGGTGCTCAGAATAGACAACTCAGGGGCATAGATAGCCTATTAGGACAGAAAACTTTCGGGTACGACACTCCTGGCGGTCAGGGTAAGGGGATGCTAGATCAGATTCTAGGGAGCCTTGGACCTCATGCCGCAGGATGGCTTGCAGACTATCTAGGATCTCGTGGAGGAAAACCAGGATTGCCGTCGCCAACATCTCCAGGAGACTCAGGAGAATTCGATTTTGGGTTCGGTGACAGATGACAGGAAGAGTACCTCAGTTCAATTTCAACCCTCAACAAGATAACACCCCTACTAGCTTAGAGAAAATCTTAGATGCTTTTGGGACTAGAACGACTGAAAACATACAATCTAGAAGACAGCAAGATAATATGTCTAATATCTTGAATAACTTTCAGTCAAACTTTGATGCGTCTGATCCAGAGACAAGCGTAGCCAATACGTTAAGTCAGATAAATCAAGATCCTAATATTTCAAACTCAAATAGAGTTAGGCTTATTAGTGATGTGAAGAGCAGAGGTGCTCAATATACAAAGGCCCTTACTAATAAAAAAATAGTTGATGCTTTGAAGAGTGTTGGCATCTCAGAAAAAGAGAACAAGATCGCAAAAGATAGCCTACCTCCTGCGGAATATAAGAAATGGGTATCTAAAAATCTGTCTGACACTAATAGCATAGTTAACAAAAAACTAGAAGAAGCAGGACTTAAAGAACCAGAACAGCCAGGGTTTTTTCAAAGTCTAGGGCCTAACATTATGTCTCTGGCTGCGGCACCAGGAAGAGGAATCGTTAAAGGTGCTGCTGGAATTTCCGATCAACTTAGAAAAGAATTAGAACTTTTAGATCTCACAGGAAATTTATCGGATAATTCAGACAACCCTTTTATTAGCTCAGATAAAACACCTATGACAGAGCTTGCAAAAAAGTTTACTGGAGAATCTCAAACTGCAATAGAAAAGATGCTAGAGAGGTTTGGGGTTTTGAGTTCATATGGAGTTAACCCGGCTGCTGCTATTGCAGGGGGAGCATTAGGCCAGGCAGTGGAGGGTTTGGGAGGAGGAGAAACAGCCCAAACAGTTGCAGAGCTAGGTCCTACTGGTGCAGCAGGGCTTATGAATTTATTAAAGAAAGGGTCTTTAGGAAAAGCAGGAGGCGGTCCAAAAGTATCTAAAAGTAAAGGCCTAGGACGTGAAGATCTCACTTCAAATCAATTTAAAAAAGCAACTCAACAAGCTGAGAAAGCAGGTGTAGATTTAGAGGCAGCAGCTAACGGGGATAAAGCAAGTCTTAGACAGTGGAAAGACATAACCAGAAACGTTTCAGAAGATACATCTAAAGAGCTGTCTAGAGGAGTTGAAAAAACACAAAGAGTTAAAGAAGTATCAACTCCTACTCCTCCAAAAGAATTAGTAAAACAGTTTGAAAGTGAAGTTCGTAGTTTCAATGCTAATGCAGCAGAAGTAAAAGCAGAAACTGACAGATTAAACGCACGTCGACCACGAGGTAAAGAGCAGACAAAAGAATATTACCAGAAAGAGTTACCAGGTTTAGAGAAACGAGTTAATGAGTTACACCAAAAATGGGCTAAACTAGATGATTTTCGTCGTAGAATTAAAAGACAAGGACCCAAACAGAGTCCAGCAAATAAAGCTACCTTAGACAGGAACTTAATTAGAGCAGAACGTGAGCTTATGGCGGCAGAAGAAGAACTGTTTGCAGCTCAAAGATCAGCAACTTCAGGAGAAACTAGACAAACACTAAATCAAACAAGAAATCAGGCTGATGTCTCTGTTGATAAGATGGCTAAAGATTCCAAGACAATGACCGTCGATGAGATGCTTAAAGAGAATAGAATCAGCAAAGATAGGATCAAAACTGGGGAGGGATTAAAAGGTCGCGTTGGTATGGGACGAGGTATGCGTGAGGATCAAATGATTCGAGCAAATCGAGTATACAACCAAAAGTATAAAAGTGCCTTATCAGAAGTCAGAGAGAAGTTGAAAAACCCTGCTCTTAAAGATGCTGAAAGAAAAATCCTGCAGAAACAAAAAGAAGTTTTAGAACTAGCTGTTAAAGATACACAAGCAAAAATCAACATTCAGATGAGAAGAAAAGCCCTTCAAAGAATGGAGAAAAGCAAAAGAATTAAAGAAAAATTCGAGCCTGGAAAATCAGAAGTACTTTCCGAGTCGGGACGAGCTAGAGATATTCGAGAAAAGGGTGGGCTTCGATCTTCTAAAGAAGGCACGAAGGCTAGAGAATCTGCAAAAACAAGCGGAGAAAAGACAAGTAAATCTAAAGAGTCTGAAAAATCCAGCAAAAAAACTGAAGACACGATTGCCGATGCAATTGGAGAAGAAGAATTTCCTGATCTTACTCCAGAAGAACTTAAGAATTTAGACATCCCTAGAGTTTATAAAATAATTAGCGATAAATTGAAAAAAAGAGGCATTAAAATGTCTCCTGGAACAGTTAGGAAAATTGCTACTTGGAGCAAAAAAGGAATTAAATTTTCTGTTACAGGAACTGTTCCAGGGTTTTTCACTCTTAAAGCAATTGCAAAATGGGACACAAGAAGAAGATATAAATCTAAAGACGCCACTGGCAAAAGAAAGATGAGAGAAGACCTAGAAAGAAAAGGCAAGTCTCGATCATACATCAATTCACTTTCAAAATAATATTATATGTTTCTTGATATATTTCTAGTAAAATAATATTTTAATAGTAGAGATGGAATTTCCCCGCGATGCGCTCTGCACTCGTTTTCATACAACAGGAATTAATAATAAATGAATAAAGCACTCCAAACATATACTATGGGGCCTCCTGGTCGTACAAGACTTGCCCCAACTCCAATAGCAAAACCTAGACCTCCAACAGCAAATGATAGAGGCTACCCTCTTGGACAACTATGGGTAGATTTTGCTGCTCGTGACTTATTTGCATTAGTAAATGAGACTGGAGGAGTACCCCAATGGGATCTGTTAGGTGGAGATAGTGGATATCCAATTTCCCCGTATGTTGTAGGATTGTCGGGGCAAGCTGGCTATCAAACTATTGGTGATGCACACGCAGCCGCTCTAGCAGATGGAGGTGGCACTGTATACATCCAGGGGGGCTTCTACAGTGAGAATTTAGATTTATCAGTTGGAACAGTTAACTTTGTAGGGGTGGCTGCCTCTTCATTCCCACAGTCAGTAGTTATAGCTGGAATCCATACTCCTCCTCTGAACGGAACTACTACATCATTTTCTGAAATTGCATTTTCCTCAGCTACAGATATTTTCACTAGCGCAGAAACGACAGAAACTAACATTGTGCTTGAAAATTGCAGATTCAACTCTTCTAGCGGAGTTATTCTAAATATGGTTTCGGGAACTGGATCGCTTTTCATCCGTAATTGCACAGATTTTTCTAATGCTGGAGCTATTATAACTAATACTATTGGATCTATTGACGTATCTATTATTAACTCTCAAATAGGAATAGGTGCTGGATCAGCTTTCTCTTCAGGAACTTTTACTGTTCAAAGCTCTATAATTGGATGTCCTATTAACATTATCGGTGTTAGTAATGAAAATATACTGGTTGTAAATAATTCAGTATTGGCTCAGGTCAATTTTACTGGAGAATCCACAGGCGAGATTTCTAACTGCAGTATTTTGTCAGGAGTTCTTCCTGCAATTATTCAAAACTCAAACAACTCACCATCATTTAGCACAGTTAGCATTACAAGTACTTCCGTCCCCGTCATTGATGGTAGTGCGGGAAAAGGCACGGTAATACTTGAAGACGTCCACTTCCTAGCCAACAACGCTATCGGAGCAAATGTAGGTATTACTGGAGCACGAGCACAAACAGGTGATCTAACAGGTGGAGATTTTATTGCCGACTCGTTTGAAACATCTTCAGCAGATGCAGGTGTGACTATATCTGCTAATACAATTGCGGCGGACGGTACAGACACTAACATTGATATAGACTTAGATACTAAAGGCACAGGATCTGTTGTTTTAAGTACCCTAGGATCTGGACTTAAGATGGCGCAGGGGACTAACGCTAGATTTGGTGTAGTCACTTTAACTGCTGGAGGTGCTGTCGTACCTACTACCGCAGTTGCCGCTAATACTGGAATATTTTTAACATCTCAAAACAACGGATCAGGAACTCACGGCGAGTTAAATATTCTGAGTCGAGTCGTAGGGACTTCCTTCACAATAGAGTCCATGAGCTCAGCGGACACATCAAGCATCGCTTGGTTCTTCATAGATCCAGCATAAATAAAAACAAAAGATAAAATCAATGAAAGCATATGCACTTAAAAAGGGGTTAATAGACGTATTTCCATCCCCAATAGAACGAAATAAAGCACCGGGTAATTCCGATTTCGCTAAAAAAATAGGTCAAGTATATATTTACAGAGTTAGTAATACAGCATCTAACTTCTATTCATATGGTGGTAAGAACGTTTCTGGAAATGCTATTTGGTCACTCCTGGGGTCAGGAATCACTCCAGAGCAAATTAACCTAATCAGCACTAAAGCTGCTGTCGATGCTGTAAATATTGCAGCTACTGCTGGTGGCGTTACGATTACCTCCGCAGTTAATCCATGTGTTATTAACGGAAACCTTCATATAGCATTAGCTGGAACTGGCCTACAAGTAAATGGCGGAGCGGTTACAGATACTATTGGAGAAGCAACTCTTGTAGGTGGAACAGTAACTGTAGCTAATACTAACATCGCAGATAATGACAAGATATTTCTACAAAGAGTTGGTATTGGTGGAACTGTTGGAGATCTAACATATGAAATCGCTGCTGGTTCAGCTTTTGCAATTAATTCAAACAGCGGAACAGACACTTCAGCAGTTCAATATTTTATTGTAAAACAAACTTAATATGAGCTTTATCTTTGTAGGACCAAGTACGGGCGCCAAGTTGTTAGGCAGTGTAGAGATCAGTAATGATGCGACTGTTGTAATAGACAAAACTCTCCTGAATGGTCCCTACCAGAACTTCATATTTGTTATAAATTCGCTTAAGTCCCAAAACAATGGTGTTAGGCTTGACGCCAACCTGTCTAACGACAATGGAGCTTCCTTTATATCCACGGGATACCAAAGTTTTTGCTGTATAGCGGGTACAGGATATGCTGCTACATTATCGACAACAAATATGGTTTTTACTCAATCATCGTTTCCCTTAGGAAGTGGATCAGGGAAATATTGGAATGGGGTTATTACATTTTACGACCTTCTTTCTCCTTCTGCTTTTACCTATAGCAGCACGACAGCTACTTATATTAGGCATACCTCTAATACAGCTTGGTCAGTTTGGGGAGGTGGTAGCTATCCAACAACAGTTGAGAAACATGATGCGATCAGGTTTCAACTATCTTCAGGAAACATGGTGAGCGGAACTATCACTGTATACGGGACAGGTGGGTGATATCAGCACAATGAAAGGTGGAATCAAAGATGGAATTGAGGTGATAAGTTCAACGACCGTCTCCAACGTGGCTAGCGTGATATTTGATAACTCAGTACTAGACGGACGGTTTAAAAACTACCTCTTGAAAATCAATCAACTTCAACCCGCTACGGATGACACCTTCCTTTTCGCGACTCTTTCTAACGACAACGGAGCCACATTTCGTGTGACAGGGTATGAGGGGAGCAACCAATCTTGGGATGCAGGAGAGACTGGCTCTAACGTAGATTTTAACATTCCTTTAGCTGGTCAGGTAGCTACCCATGGACTTAGCAATGACGCCTCTCATTTTTATTGTAATGATCTGCTGATATTTGATCCTACAAATGCTACGTCCTACACCTATTACACCAACAGGTCTTCGTATATAAATCCTTCTTCTGTAGGCACAATGGGGTCTTTAGGAGGGTGTTATTTATCAGCAGAAGCCCATGACGCTATCAAGTTTGAGATGAGCTCAGGAAACATAGTAACGGGAACTTTCACATGGTATGGGTTGAATAGTGAGTGATGCAAGAGAAATAACAACTATTGCCTCTACTTTAATTACCAAAAATACTTTTTCAAACGTATCAGAGGTGGTTTTTGACAACACAGTTTTAAACGGACAGTATCTGAACTATTTGGTTTACATAAACGGTCTAAAGGTTGCTAACGACGACGTTCGCTTGAGAAGTTTTTTATCTAATGACAATGGCTCTTCTTTTCACACAAGCGGTTATTTAAATAATTCAACAACTATGTCTAGCTCATTTATTACCTCCAGGCTAGATTCTGAAATGGTATTATCTTTGTCGGGAGTGAGTATAGGAATAGGAAACGCTACTGGTGAGTTATACAACTCTCATCTAATTCTCTATGGACCCACAAGAGCAGACCTGCGTACCAACTACCTAAATCAGGGAGCGTATATGGCTGGAGGAGCTACTTCTCAATGTGTTTCCACGACTTCAGTAGGAAGTTATGTTACGGCCGCAGAGGTAAACAACTCCATTAGATTTTCACTAAACAGCGGCAACATGATATCAGTTACATTCACATGGTATGGGTTGAATGAGTAGGATAATAACAAAGTTCAACTTTGGAAGTAAACTTTCATCAGAAAATCCAGAACTACTTAGACAACTTACTACAATTTACACAGACCTAGCCACCGCAATAAATGAGAAAGTACAAAAACACATAACTAATGTAAACCCACCGAACAGCGCAACTTCTAACTTAATAAATAGAACGCTAAACATAGGTGATATTTGGGTAAATACAGCCAGCAATAGTGGCTGGTTAATGACAAGTCGAACAACAGATCTGCTTGTAACATGGACTATAATAACATAATGACACAATTCGGATTACCAGCTAATAGCCCAACCAAGTACCTTGGTCGTAAAATGAGTGTAGCACCTCTATCTGGCTATCCACGTATACCACTCAGTACGGATAAACATTTCCCTGCAGGAACGCATTTAGTTATCTCAAAGAACCCTCAAACGGGACTGGAAGGTGATATGTATTACCTTTCAAGATTTGACGGCAACGGACTTGCAGTTTGGTTGCAAGTCGAAACTGCAACAGTTGTCACAGATTTTCCTATTACTCCCTATGTAGTAGGACCTGTTGGAGAGGCTGGTTACCAGACAATACAAGCAGGACTCGATGCTGCAAATGCTGGTGGTGGTGGTATGGTTTTTGTACAACCTAATGGATCTTCTTATGTTGAAGACCTTGTCTGCTACAGCGGCACTCAAGTAATAGGGGCTGTCGGCCTCTCGGATGTGACTGGTGGCGTTACAATCACTGGTAAGCACACACCTCCTGAAACTGGAGGGTTTGTGTTCAGAAACGTTCAACTTAACTCTGCGACTCATATTTTTGATTCATCAGTATCTGGAAGCTCTCATCTTATAATTATTGATGCGGCAATTGTTGTAACTAACGGGTACACATTTAATCTACCTAACTGGACAGGAATACTAGAGTCTTTTGATGTTAATGACAGAGGTTCTACAGATGACGGATGGGTAAACAATGTTACAGGATCAGCTACAGTATCAGCATTTGATGGAGCATTTGGGGCTGGAACGGGAAATACTATGATTATAGCTGGCTCTCTAGTCTGCGATGGGGCTCAGTTTGGTGCGCCAATAGATTTCCAGGGGACTTCTACATTTTCTGTTGAATTTACATCTGTAACAGCTCCCATAACTATGTCAGGAAGCTCATCAGGAGCTATAACTAATACAAAGATTAGTTCGGGAGCCTCTTCTCCAATCACATTCAGCTCTATTGGAAATTCGATGATTGCTAATTGCATACTTGAGTCCTCTAATCCCGATGCTATTGCAGGAGCTGGGGGTGGAACTCTGGCGGTTTCAGGTTTAGAGCTTTTAGGCGGCACAAACCTTACAGGGAATGCAATTCGAGGATACACGCTTGTAGGAACCCTAGACGCAACCAACATCACCTTTGATCAGGGCACCTCTACACTAGATGGAGATGGAGAGCTATGGATAGGCAGTGGAGCAGGTAATCCTGCTCCTGCCGCCCTAACAACTACAACAGGTATTACGGTAACTCCAGGACCTAATACGTTGTCTGTTGATCTAACAGTACCTGTAACTGAGGTTAACGGTGGAACTGCTCAGACAACATACACAACTGGAGATATGCTGTATTCAGATGCTGCCAATTCTATAGAGAAACTACCTGTTGGTGATACAGACGACGTACTTCAAGTCGTGGCAGGAATTCCTGCGTGGGGACCTGGCGGAAACTTTGGATCATTTGAATTCACAAGCAGGTCGGATGTGGTGACATGTACCACTGTAATTCCAAATGATGATACGATTCCTCAGCAATCCACCGAGGGGGATTTGGTTCTCTCGTTGGCAATTACTCCTAAGAGCGCATCTTCTACACTGCTAATTGAGTTCACGTCTTTTGGAACTCCTGGAGCTCTTAATGCTACCTCAGTGGCTGTTTTTGTAGATTCAACTGAAAATGCCGTAGCAGCTATTAGAGATAATTCAGGTTCAACTAGTGGCTCCGATCTGTCTATACGATATACGGTAGCATCTGTATCCAAAACAGCCAGAACTTACAAAGTACACGTTGGTCCTAGTACAGGATCATTTCATATTAATGGTGGTTCAGGTGGCGCACGTCTATTTGGCGGTGTGGCATCAACATTATTAACTATTACAGAAATATTATAATAAAAGGAAAGCAATAATGACACGTTCACCAACCTATAAAAATAGAGTTGCGTTTGAAACCCTAGCATCTCTTGCTTTTGGAAGCATTACAGATTCTTATGCCTCTGTAGGATCAGCAAGTCTTGCAGTGATAAGAGTAGTAAAGTTTTACAACGGAACTAACCAAGATGCATTAGTATCTACAGACGCAAGCACCAACCATGATATCGTTCCTGCGAATAGTGGAGTAGTCTACGACCTTAGTGCTAACAAAAACACACCAGATGGTTTCCATTTAGTTAAGGGGACTCAAATCTCAGTAAAAAGAGCAGGGGCCGTTAGTCCTACATCAGGATCATTTTATGTAACTAGAATATATGGCGATCTGAGTCCATAAAATTATTGACATTAAATTTAATAAAAAATATTAGTAGGAACATGAACAAAACCTTATCAAGATACCTATTGTGTGCCTTCCTCTGTATTTCTGTAATTTCATTTACAGGATGTACATACATGTACCAGAAAGTGCATCCTAAAAAAACAAAGAAGCACCATAAACATGCTACTAAATCTCGCCATACTGACAAGTTGCCAGATGATGCCACTAAGTCACCTTCCGATGGTACAAAGTCAGATACCAACGAAAACAAACCACCTAGAAAACAATCAGAGTCAACATCAAACGACGATAAAGACGGATCTAAAGAGAATAACAACATCCAGTCATGGGTTGATTGGGCTGGATCATTCGTTCAAGATTAAGCCAATGTTCTATTTAGAAACAATGGATGCAGGAATTGAATTCGTTATTGAATTCAGGTTTTAGTGACACACATTTTGTGGTATTAGTTTCCAACTTGTTATTTCCATAACATCTTTAAGCCTTGTACCATTCCAGTGATTTCCAGAAAGCCATCCATTAACCATTCCATGAACAGCTGTTTTTAGCTGGACAAGTTCTAGTTCCTCAGGAAGTGCTTTTAGTGCGGAGATCCACCCATTAGAATCTGCAAACATCTTAGCTGTCGTGTAGGTGTATCTTTTATATTTTCCCCTTGATATCTTGCTGCGAACTCCGACCCTAGGAATGTTAAGAGGAAGGTTTGTTGGTATCTTTTGTATTTGATTCATTCTGTTTATCTTTCCATCGGTTAAAGTCTGAAGCTAAAGCGCTATCATCGTCAACCAATCGAATTAACATATAATCAAGCACCTCTCTTTCATTATAATTCCAAACCTTTCCAATTGATTTCATATATTTAACTGCTAAAACCCTATCCTCTTTTTCAAAATAGTTAAGATATGTTTGTAGCAATTCTTTTGCGGTGTGTTTTTCTGGCTCTTTAAACGCTATGGACGGAATATCATCGTTGGCCTTTATTTCTCCCTCGACATATCCAATTCCAATAACATCGGCAAACAACTGTCTAGCCAGACGGCTAATAGCACGGGCATAACACATGTCTTTAGGGAACTTAGTCCATCCACCACCATTCCTGACGATGCCAGCTTTCTGAGCTTCTACGACAGAGTAGGATGCCTCTATGGTGTCACCATTGTCGGCTCTCACACCCTTTAGCGTGCATATTGAGTCATTGGATTCTATCATAGAAATAGAGTGACCAGCTTTTCGGATGAGTGCCCCCATCATTCTTGCAGATATTTCAACCTTGCCTTGAATTATATTAAGACCTCCATTGAGAGCTTGCATAGGAGCAATCCCTAGTTCCCTAGCTGCCAGCATTACCATCATAACCCCAGCCTGATCCCCTATGCCTTTATACATCTTACTTTCTACAGCCTGCGTGGCCATCGTGGTAAAAACCATCATTTCATGGTCGCTAGGTATTGTCGGTGTGGTTGCTATAGCCATTTATCTCCTTCTCTCTGGTTTAATCTTTCTTGTTTCATTTCGAAATCTCTGATATCATCTCCCCACTCGTCGTAATAATCTTCGTCTTGGTCTTCGGGATTTTTTTGAAAAAATAGTCGTGGATTTTCACACATGATAAAAATAACTCAGGGTTAATAGGGTATTCGTACACTTTTGCAGCGGTTCCTCGTCTTCTTAGATGAATGAACTTAATTGAGCTTATTTTAAAGCCGTCCTGAGCAGCCAAATAGGCATAAGCAGCTCCTTGTACTGCCCAGGTCTTTGAGGGGCTGTAAGACGTCTTAAAATCGATCAGTGACAGTCCTCCGTTTTCCTCTACAATTGCATCACATTGTCCAGTAATTTGAAGTTCATCGTCCCAAAACCTCTTTTCTATCTCTAGAATCTTCATGTTTGGGTCATACCATTGCCGAAATGACTTCATGTAAGGCTCTGTCTCATCGTCTCCACCGTGTTCTCCAAGACCTCTTAGAACGCCTTCGCATATTTTATGAACTCTAGTTCCTCTGTTGGCAGCTCGTTCTAAAATATAGGGGTCAACGTGTTGCAGTCCTGAGTACGGATAAAGAACGGTACTAACTCTTGCATAATCTTCTCTTTGTTTCTTAAGCTCTTCCAATAAAATTCTTATGTTGCCTATTGTTTATAAATATATTTTTCACACTATCAAAATATTTAACACGTGACAAGAAGTTTTTTATAAGTTGACGTTTGAATCATTTAAAAAAAAATGCTATACAAAAAATTAAATAGAGAATAGAGAAATACTTCAAGGGACCGAATTTTATGAAAGAAAGAAAAATAGTGCAAATTAAACCATATCATGATGAAACAACAAAAAAGACAGATGAATTGTTTAGAAACACAATGATTCTGGAAGCAACTTTTCATAATGATGAAAACAAATCTATTGAGTTAGAGGACTATTATGACGATGTCGACTGACGATACAAGTTCAAATCTGTGTTTTTGCATAAAATGCGTTTCTCAGGCACAAAAAAAATCTACTGACTATTACCTCGCTTGGATAAACATTTGTAACACTTTCGTTTCTGATGGGATTTTAATATATCAACCAATGGACATGTCAGCTGAAAAAATTATTCAAAGCCTTGAGAAAGACAATTATATATTAACTACAGAATATGACGAATCATCAGTTTTAATTAAACCTCTAGGAATTTTAAAAATAAATAAAGGCCTTTTGGCTTGCCCTCAAAATTGTTATGAAAGATCTAAAAACGTGCAGCCAGTGCCAGAAAGCTAAAGAACGTTCAGATTTCTACATTTGCTCTGGAAAAACTAGACCTGAGTGCAAGACCTGCACAAATAGAAAAAATGTAGAATACCAGCGTAAAAATAAAGAATGGCTGGCTCGCGACGTAGACCCCGAGAAACGAAGAGAATATCGAAGAGGATATTACGCCAAAAACAAAGACAAGTTCTCGTCCTACAGGAAACAGTTCAACGATTCTCATAGATGGTACTACAAGGAATATATGCAATCAAAAAAAAATGAGCCATTCAAAAAGAACGACTCACCCCAGTAAACCAGACATCCAAAAACATCCGATACACCTAGAACATACGCGCCAATAGCATAGAGCTTTTGCTCTTTTTATTACACAGTAAATTTTATTTGTGATATGACCTGTTGACATGCAAAAGAAAAAGGGCCCAACCAGAGGCCCTTTTTAGTATTCAATAATCCTCAGCAAAAGGTGATCGTATGATAAGAGAACTTCAACAAAACGTCAACAAAAAACAATCCTCTAGAACAATTTGTCGAGTACGACACAACCGAGAAAACCCATTTGTTCAGCTAAACAAGGGTGCTCTTTGGGACAAAAACCTATCACTGAAGGCCACCGGGCTTTGGGCAAGATGCCTGTCTAAACCAGATGACTGGAAGTTTTCAATAGCTCAGCTGGCCGATTCATGCAAAGAAGGTCGCGCCTGTATATCCAATGCTATGAAAGAGCTTATCAAATATGACTACGTACTCCGTCTTGATGGCTACATAAAAGAAGAAGACGGTCGAATGAGCGCAAAAGTCGTTGAGTATGTGATATTTGAGTTTCCAGCAACAGTCGAAGAAAAGGAGACTGAAACAGAGATTTTCAAAAAATCTTTCCGACACACCGGTTTTCGACATCTCGGTACCCCAACCTTCGGAAACGATGCACTACCAATAAAGAGAGAGACTGAAACAGAGGGTAAGAATACTCCTCTTATATCTCCTCATACTGAGGACGGAGCTAAAGCTCCTGAAGAGAAACCCCCTCCAAAAGAATTCTCTGAAGAAGTCACAGACATGACAAAAAACATCCTGGAGAAGATTCTAGGTGAGAAACCTGACTACAAGATTCCTAAAAATCTTAAAAATATACATAACGCAACCGACGGGCTGCTTAGGTTGGACAAGAGACCACCAGAGAAGATCATGAAAATACTGAATTGGGCACTAGACCATCATGATTTCTGGAGGCCTCTTATGTTTAACAAAAATCCTGCTGCCATTATCCGAAAAAACTTCGATCAGATTGAGGTCAAAATGCAATCATCCCCAGCAAATCAGGAGCACTTTTCAAAACGTCACGAGAGAATATCCGAGAAGCTGAAGGAGAAAATATCTGACTCTGGAGCAGCCCAGGGGATAAAAGTTTCAGCCGGACAATCTTCTATTTCATTTACCATCCGAAAAACCATGAAAGTAAAAGAATTCAACTATCACGATCCCGACTTCACAGAAAGGCTGGAAAAGTTCCTAAACAACATTAGTTGGATACCAGCTGGCATTTTGGAGTCCCTGTGAGAGTTTTAAGTAACACAGAGAGGCCTGTAAGCACAACTCTGGTGTGTGGGGCTTCTGAAATAAAAACAAAGCCCTCAGGGTGCCTTAAAATAGGAATTTTATGAAAGAGAGAGTTGTGCGGTGTGAAACCTGCAAGGAGAACTACGTTTCTAAAGAGCCAGAAAGAAAACGACACGAAGAAGATGTTTGCCTGAAGTGCGCTCTCCTTCTGAGATATTTCAGTCCAATTTTTGAAGAAAAAAAAGAGGCACCGAACTAACGAAGCCTCAAATCCTCACGTATGTTTTTATTCGTCCCCGAGAGGAGGGATCTAACAATCGCACATATCACAGAGGTAACAATGATATCTCCTCATCATAAATCATATCATATTATTTTCAAGAGAAAAAACTTTACGTAAAAAAATATATATGTCATTGGTTAGGAAAAGGAGCTTTTATGGCAAATGTAATACAAATAGAAAATTATCACCCAATCAACAAAGGGTCCCTACAAGCAGTTTGTACGGTATACCTAACTACGTGGCATCTTAAAATTCATGAAGTTAAAATCTTTAGCGATGGGATCAAATCGTGGGTCTCTCTTCCGACTAAAGTAACCGAAACTTCATCAGGTAAAAAATACGAGGACATTCTTGAGTTTGACTCCAATGCTGTCTCTCATCGATTCAAGTCTCAGCTGAAAGATGTTGTAGAACAATTCTTGATAGACAACCCAGACGCAGGTAATGAGCCAGTTATCCCAGACGAGGAGACGCTGCCATTTTAGTCCTCCATCTGAAGGGCAACCCAATTTATCAAAAACGGGGTCGTATTACCATGAAAGGAAAATTTCCTGGTATTTATAACCCCAATTCTAAAGACAAAATAGAAATAAAACGAAAACTAGTAGAGATTACTGATGGATTCGGAAACCGTGAAGCTCCTTATTTTAATATTCCAAAAATTTCTTTTGTATTCTACATGAAAGTTCCGAAGGGAACCTCTAAAAAAGAACTGAAAAAAATAGACGAAAACTTCGTTCGTCATACAAGTAAGCCCGATGCTGACAACTTGGCTAAATTCTACATGGATTGCCTTGATGAGATATTTTTCGACGGTGACCAAAAAGCAGAACTAGGCCCAGTGATTCGTTTGAAATCACGTGACCCAGGACTGCACATCTTCATTGAAGAGGTCCCAGAGATTCTTGATGTCGAACGGCTGCCGTTTACAATGAAAAGAACCCTGCAACTTCATAAAGAATTAGGCATTCATTAAATACCCAGAAGAATTCTCAGTGAATTCAGACAATGGCCTTCTGTATTTAAGCATGGTGTCCACTCGTGAATGCCCTGTCTGTTTCATTATAGCCGACTCAGGAACCTTTCTCTCGATCGCAGATGTTACGTGCCCAGCTCTCATGCTGTGACCCGATATTTCCCTTCCTATTCCAAATGGAGCAACACGCTTTTTTAGTATCAGCGCCAGAGATGACGGCTGGAGTCCTGAGGCGTAGATGTTACCGCCTTTCTCGATCTTACGAAACACTGCGCCTTCTGTAATCTTTGATGCCTCTATCCATGCCTTTAAAGCGTTCACGGGGCATTCTGCTGGTTTTTCTTTGTAGTATGGTATTCCTACGACGCGACCCTCTTTGTACTGGTCTGATTTAGATGTTTCAATGAGGACAGAAATCCCCTGGATCGAGTACTCAATATTCTCGACTTTTAAAGCCGCCACCTCGCTTCGTCTGAATGCTCCGTAAAACCACATCAAAAAGATGGCCTT